CCCGGCCGTGTACTCGCCGTACGCGACGGTCGTGAAGCCGTTGCCGGTGGTGGTGCCGATGAACACGTTGGTGAAGTTGAGCTGGTTGCCGCTGACCGTGTCCTCGCGCAGCCGCAGCCCGGACAGGTCCGACACGCCGTCACCCGACACGCGGCCGTTGAAGTACACGCCGTACGTCAGCCCGTTGGTCAGGATGGCGGAGATGGTGGCCAAGCTGATCTCGGTGCCACCGTAGGTGGCCGTGTCCGCCACGATCGTGCTGATCGCCACCCGCGTGGCGATGTACGACCACGGAACGATGTCTCCGGATGCCACGTGCCCTCCTTACAGGCCGAATCGCTTGGGCTGGAAGATCTGCACGGCGGCGCCGGACAGTTGCGCCTTGACGACGCCGTTCTTGCTGCGGACGGCGCCGGTGACGGTCTGGGTGTACGGGCCCGTCCCGCTGGCCGCGGACATGCCGCCGGCCGGGACGCCGATGCGTTCACCGGCCACGGTGAGGTCGTAGTTCCCGGCGACCGACCACACGTCCTTGAGGATGGTGGTGGACAGGGTGAGCGTGGTCGCCGTCGATGTCGCCCCGGCGCCGAGGGTGGTGCTGGACGACCCGGCGAGGTGGCCGGCGGTGTCGCTCTTGAGGACTTGGAACAGGTCCGCGGGCAGGCAGTTGAAGGTGACGGTGTCGCGGACGGCGTCGCCTTTGCGTTTCCACGAGATGACCCGCAGGTACACCGTGTCGGGTTCGGCGCCGGTGATGCTGATCCAGTCGCCGGGGCGCATGTTCGTGACGGTGTTGGCGTAGCCGGGGTTGGCGAGCAGGTCGACGGTGACCTCGTCGTAGCGGGGCCGGTCGACGGTGCCCTTGTTCAGCTCGTACTCGGCCCGGTCGGCCAGCGCGTCGGTGTTGGCCATGTTGACGTCGATGCCGCCCTTGTACCGGCCCACCCCGGCCGGCGGGGCGGCGACCGACAGCGCCCCGGCGGCGAGCTCGGCGACGGCCTTGCTCCCGTCGGCGTTGGTGATGGTGACGGAGTTGACGACGCCCACGTCGTCGGTGCGCCGCTTGAGCGGGTAGGCGACGTCGACGCCCTTGGTCAGGGCGAGGGCGGGGGTGCGGTTGAGCATGTCGATGCGGGTGCGGAAGCTGAGCGCGATGTCGGCCGGCTCGTCGTAGAGCAGGCCGCCGTCGGTGACCACGCATTCGGTGAGCAGATCGAGCAGGATCCCCGGTTTCTGCCGGCCCATCGGCACGGCGGCCGCGGCGGACCCGATGAGGTAGCCGCCCAGGCTCTGTTCGCCGAGCAGCCGCAGGAACCGGTCGGTGGCCTTCTCGTTGAGGTAGCCGTTGAACGACGCCACCGCGGCGTACCCGCCGGTCAGGTCCAGGCTGGTATCGGTGACCGCGACCACGTGCCCGTAGGCGGCGCTGGACGTCCAGGCGTTGCCGGCGGCGTCCCACCGCCGCGGCCGGCCGGTCGACGCCGCGGAGAACGTGCCGGAGGTGCCGACGATGACCGAGGCGTCCTGCACGTACCAGGCAGGCTCGTAGGTGACCGTGCCGGCGGACACGGTGACTTTCATCCGGTAGCGGATCCACTGGTTCGGGGTGGCTGCGCCGTACCCGGCCGCCAGCGACGCCAGCAACGTCCCGTCGGCGTCGTTGACCTGCCAGCCCATCTGGGTGTTGTTGACCTGCCACTGCCAGGTCCGGCCGAGCGAGTCGGCCCAGGACAGGATCGGCAGGAACGTCGCCGAGGACGGCACGGCGGCCAGCTTCGCCGTCCAGCACAACTGGTAGCCGTTGCCGGAGGTGCCGCGGAAGTAGCCGAACAGGCGGCCGTCGGAGCCGATCGTGACGGTCTTGTCGGAGCCGCCCGGCCCGTTGTCGCCCTGCAGCGTGACCGTGCCCGTGTAGTGGCCCGGCCCGGCGCCCGCGCTCTGCTGTTCCAGCAGCGCAGCCCCGGACGGGTCCTCGAGGGGCCAGTAGCCCAGCGACGAGGTGTAGGAGCCGATCTGCCGGGTCATCGGCGAGTCGATCGGGTCGGTCCACCGGCCGAGCCGGCGCAGCAGGCCCTCGCCGGTCAGGTCGGTCCAGGACAGACCCAGGCTTGCGCCGGACACGAACTCCTGGGTCTCGTCGGGCACCCAGTCGGACGCCTCGGCCTGGGTGAGGGTGGTGGAGTTGATCCGGATCCGGGCGCGGGTGTTGCGGCCGATCTTCCCGAACAGGGCACCGGACGGGTTGTACGGGTCCATCTGCCGGGTGTCGTTGTCGAAGCGGAACTCCAGCTTGTTCGGGCGGGTGCCGGTCTCGACGTCCGGGCCGATCGTGACGGCCCAGCCGGCGCCTTCCAGGCCCTTGTAGGTGGTCCACACGCCGTCGACGAACAGTTGGCCGATCAGGTCGAGGGCCATCAGAGGAACCTGATCCCGAGCTGCGCGGCCCGGCCGCCGCGGGCCGACACTCGCGAGGCGATCCGTTCGGTCAACTCGTCGATGATGCCGTCGCCGCGCACTGACACCCAGCCGCCGTCACCACCCGAGGCGACCGACCCGACGCGCTCGCCGGCCTGCAGCATCGCCACGGTCGGGGTGCCGGGCACGCCGGGCACGACGCCGCCCGCGTGAAAGTGCGGCAGCTTCGGCACGCTGATGGTGTTGCCGCCGATCTTCGGGATCCAGTCGGGCACCGTCCAGGACAGCTTGCCGACCGTGGCGTTCCAGGCGTCGGCGATCAGGTTGAACGCGGCCCGGTACGGGGCCGTGATGAACCCGGCGACCTTGGCGAACGCGGTCCCGATCCAGCCGGGGATCTTCTTGATGAAGTCCCACGCGTTGCTGGCCGCGGTTTTGACCCAGCCCCACGCGGCTTTCCAGGCCTTCTGGAACCAGTCGGTCTTGGTGGCGATCAGCACGATCACGGCGACCAGGGCGACGATGCCGAGCACGATCCAGGTGATCGGGGAGGCGAGCAGCGCCGAGTTCATCACCCACTGCGCGGCGGCCCACACCTTGGAGCCGGCCGCGGCGATCTTCTGCGCGGCGGCCTGCGCCAGCGTGGCCACCCTCGTCTGGGCCAGGTATTCGGCCATCGGTGCAATACCGCCGGCCAGGTCCGCCCAGCCTTGCAGGTAGGCGACGATGCCCTGCTTGCCGGGGCCTTGCATGATCGTGGCGGTGCCGTCGATCACGTCGTGCACGCCGATGATGTTGCGTTCGGCGTTGTCGGCCGACGAGCCGACCCGCTCGAAGCCTTCGCCGCCGCGCTCGACGTCCTCGCCCATCTTCTTCGCCGACCCGCCGACCCGGCCGAACGAGTCCTCGATCTGCTTGGTCTCCCCGGCGAAGGTGAGCGTCACCTGGTTGGCCACTACGACACCTCCAGCCCGGCGTCGCGGGCCAGGTCGGTCAGGGCGCGGCTCATCACCTCGGTGACCTCGTCCCGCTTGACCTCCAGGCCCTTGTACACGTACCGGCCGGAACGGATGAACGGCCGGGCCGGCGGCCGGCCCTTGCGCTTGCCCTCGCCGCCGAAGTCCAGCCACGGCGCGTACGCGGCCCGTTTCCCGCCCAGCGCCACCCGCGCCTCCCGCTGGCTGGACCGGGCCTTCAGCGACGCCGCCGCCGTGCCGGTCCGCTTCGGGAACCGGGCGGACGCGTAGTCGATGATCAGCCCGGACGCCTCGTTCAGCGCCACCCGCAACTGCTTGGGCAGGCCCGCGTCCATGCTCTTGAGGGCACGCTGGAACTCGCGCAGACCCGCGACTTGGATCTTCGCGACCATCTCAGCCTCCCGCCATCTTCTGGTCCAGTTCCTCGCGCTGCCGCTTACGGGCGTGGAACCGGCTCCACACCACGAACTCCGCGTGCGGCATCCGCTCAGCCAGCTCGGCGACGGTCATCCGCAACCGGTCGGCCAGGTAGAACCGGAACTCCAGCTCACCGTCGGTTTCGAGATCGAGATACGCCTCTTTTCCCGGCGCCCTCCGACAGCCGGGACAGCACGCTGATCTCCTCGGACACCGTGACCACGTCCCCGGCGTCGCCGCCGGCCGCCCACGCGAGGACGTCGTCGTACGACATGACCGGGTCGGTCAGCGCCTTCGCGACGATCCAGCAGGTGCGCTCGTTCAGGTCGTCGTAGCCCTGCGACTCGATGACCTCCGCGTGCGAGAGGCCGCGGATCGCCACCGTCGTCCCGTCGGGCAGGGTCGCGAGGCCGTGGCCGGTCTTACGGGCCAGGATCTGCTCACGGGTCAGGTTCGCCACTTCTCGCCCCCTACGGCAGTGCGGTGGTGGTGACCGGGCCGGAGATGTCGATCTCCGCCGACCACGACACCATGTCGTCGACCGGGTTCGTCTCGACGTACTTGGTCAGCACGCCGGAGAACGCGTCGTTGGGCTTGCCGGTGCCCGTGCCTTCCGGGTTGCGCACCACGGCGACCGTGGTGCCCAGCGACGCTTTCAGCGCGTTACGCGGCCCCACCGACACGGTGTTGTCGTAGGTGCCGGACATCGTGAACTTCCCGTCGATCAGGCCGCCGGCCTTCGTGCGCGCCGACCCCGACGGGCTGTAGCCGGTCGTGTCGTGGGAGTCCGCGCTGCCCTCGTACGACGAGGTCTTGGTGAACGGCGAGATGTCCTTCGTCGCCACCGTGATCTTGGTGAACTGGCCGTGGACGAATGCCATGATCTACACGCCCTTTCCGGTGACGTCCAGGTGGAATTCGGCGGCCAGGTAAGCGATCCCGCCCACGGTGGCCACCAGGAACTCGGCCGAGGTGACGGTGACGACGTCGCACGCCACCCACGACCCGGCACGGGCCATCACCTTGGCCGGCACGCTGTTCGTACCGGCCTCGGCGACGTACTCGCCCAGCCGTTTCGCCGCGGTCCGCTCGGTGGCCCGGCTGACCACCACCAGCACCGGCAGGTCCGGCACCCGCGTGCAGCCCCGCCCGTACGTTCCGGCGTAGTCGAGCCGGTCGGGCCAGCCGACCAGGGCGGCCGGCGGCACCACCGACCCCGGGTCGAACGCGTACGCCCGCAGCCCCGGGATCGTGTCGATCTGCGTGGTCACCTCGGTCATCACCGCGTACAGGTCCACGTCAGCCCACCGCCCGGCGCCGGGACAGCCCGGCCAGGGTGGTGGCCACGTCCGGGTCGAGCCGGGCCAGCAGCCGGATCTCGCCCTGCTGGTCCGGCGAGCCGGAGATGCCGTACGGGGAGTCGCGGCGTTTGGCCCACCGGCCGATCTGCAGCCGCCCCGCGGCCGGCACCTGGGTCGGCACGGCCGTCCACCCCCACCGCGCGGTCAGCACGTTGGCCACCGGCGACCCGGGCACCGACCGCGTCGGGCAGACGGTGAAGCCGAGCCGCTCGTACGGCACCCCGTCGGCCGGCGCGTTGTCCGGCAGCAGCACCGTCCCCGACGAGGCGTAG